GACGTAAGTCCTCTCTTCCGGAAAACTACCCCAACTAAAGGATACCAAAAAGGGCACCAAACTAAAGCTTGAATAAGCCCTTCAACGTAAGCCTTACAACGCGAATCCTCATTAAGAAACGGCATAAACAGAATCTGAAGAGCCGTGATAAGAATAATAGGATGTAACCGCCCGTCGAACTTTGAAAAATCAATACTGTACCTATAGTACCGTTCAAGACTTAACATTCGTTCGCTAAGAAAGAGCTGCGACATACCTACAAGAACTGGGCACTTACCGATTATAGATGTAAAATAGGCAGTAAGTACAACAGAAAACCGCATCTCACAAGCTACCTGGTAAGCAGAAACGCCAAAGACGCATCTATAAGCAAGCTCATAAGTGTTTTTGACAGTAATCCGGAAGAAGACTACTGAAGGAAATCTGCAAAGTCCATCGATCTGTTGAAGATCGTATCCGTCTGAAAACGAAGAGTAAATTTTGATGAGATCACCAACATGTTTACGCTTACTATCGAGATGAGGAGCACCAGAATTAGCGCTTAGATTCGTCAAACTCAACAGCTTTGCAACGTTTGTCTCCGACTTAAGTTTAAAATCCTTATTCGGCCAGACTTCTAGGACTACCAATTCTTTTGCGGTGCTAAGTAGCTCCAGATTCAGCCTTGGTGGTTCTACGTTTAAAGAGATCGCACTATTAACACTCTCTATATAATTACGTAGATTAGCTGATTTTGAGCATGCTAACTTAAAAGCATCTATATCAATGTCTAAATGTGCTTTCTTGATTAGTGGTTCGATCGCACGTGCCATGAATTCAACCACGCGAATACCCCCAGTACGCTCCAGTCGCTTTATAGCCCCTTTCGGAACAGTAAAACTATGCGAGTTCTTTGAAGAGACAGTAACTGAATGTTGATTTAAGTCAGGATCAACAGTCTGAATGACACGCCAGTTACCAGTGATAAGAGATCTAGAATCAGATTCCAGAAAACTTTTTGAATCTAAAGAACGATGTTTTGACTTAAGAGAACCCCAGTTACTATAGCTTCTTAGATTTCTTAGCAGATACATGGCTTAGTGGTCTTTTTATAATTCACTCCCTGAGAAAGTGTCCAAGGTTCTAGTGAACTAAAGCGCTATTTTGCATGAAGAAACCTTCAGTGGAGTAACCCATGTT